ATTCTTTTGTCGCTGTGAAGCGTATCTAAGTCATTGTCAGCAATGGCTTTTTCTGGGATTCCTAGTAGTCCCAAAATAAGAATTAACGCGGTCAAAGCTCCTGCAGGAATATTCAGCACTCGCTTAAATATTTCTCTGTCTTCTGGCTTTAGTTCTAAAGCCATTACCTCGCGTTCTATCTCCATTACGTCCGCACCGGTTACCTGTGCCAGTGCGGTCACTGCTCGTCTACTCGGCACGCCTTTGCCGTGCTTCCACTCGCTTAGCCGTGGGTGAGGTACCCCAAGCGCTGCAAGTTCGCGCTTCTGTTCTGCGGTGAGTCCTTCGATCAGTTCTTTCAGCATGGCTTGACCTTGTGTGTACGTTTGGCGTACATTCGCCTTGACTGTACGTTTGACGTACATGCCGTGACGAATACGTCTCCCGTAAATGTACCTCTTGGAGCCTATCAATGATCAAGATCCTGATTCACAAGGGCGATGCCCGCCTGATCAACTACACCGACAAGAAGGGCCAGCCCGCCACCCTGCGCGCCCAGGAGGGCTACGCCTCCACGGTGAACGCCCAGGGCGAGCCCGCCCCGTACCCTGAAAAGTTCGAATTCCTGCTTGAACGCGATCAGGCCGCTTACCCCCCTGGTGAGTACACCTTGCATGCCTCGGCATTCCATGTCGATCGCAACGGCAAGTTGGCTTTGTCCGTGCGCCTGCAACCCATCAAGCCTGCCGCTCGCGCTGCTGCTTAAGGGGTGCACATGGCTGGCAATACCACGGCATTCGATGCCGCCACTTTGGCTCTGGTCGCCATGTCGGTGCGCCAGCTTGCAACCCTTGAGCGTGAAGACCCGGACGTTTCCGGCGTGGCCGTTCGCGTCATGGCCGATGGCTCTGTCGATGTTGAGTTGCTCAACGGGCAGGGCGTACAAGTTGGCGGCTACTCGCTGTGAAAGCCCCTCAATCATCAGCTATAGCTGAATCCTCGGTGGATCAGGCGTGCGCCGCTGCAATGCGCCGCTTGCGTGCCTGGATCACTCGCGCTGCAAACAAGCATGTACGCGAGATGGCCGAGAACAACCGCGCACCGCAGTTGCCCGGGGTGGGCTCATGAGCGCCCACCGCGTGGACCAACTCAAGACCCGGTACACCGATTTGGTGGAACGTGCCAAGACCATGCAGGCGTGCGGCTATCTCGCATCTGCTCAGGCGCTGTTCGAGCGTTCATGGGCCATTGAAGCGCGCTTGAACGCTGCTGGGGTTTGGCTTTGACAAGCCATGTTTTCTATCGGCGGCGGCCTCTCAGAAGTTCTCTGTGTGCCTTGTTCGCCTCTTTGTTTGAGTACGCCTCCCAGCGTTTGCGCTTGTTCTCTTTCAGTTTCCAAAAGGCCGTCACGGCGCAGGCAATAGCTAGGCCACCGATCAGCAGCCAAAGCGGCCAAAGCGCCTGCCTTATTGATTCGCTTATTTGCATGGATTCCTCCCTATGAATGTCGTCATGAGCTTAGATGAGTTTCGCATTCTCATTGCCAGCATTGCGGCGCTTCATTTTGCGTCCATCGTCGCGGTCTGCGTGTTCGTTTGGTTCTCGCGGGAGCGTTCATGAGCGCGCCATTCGTCGCCACTGCCGGGGCAGCGCGAAGCGCGGCCCCTGGGCTTGTCTCAGTTCCAACAAGTCAGAAACCGCAGGTTTCTTGGCCTTCAAAGGATTCAGACATGGTGGCGCTCATGGAGCGCAAGCCCGATGCCTTTGTGCCTGACAAGGTTCTGACCCGTTTAGCCCGACTGCGCCGTGCTGTCGGCTTTGCTGCGCGCGGTCATTGCGTCTCTGAGCGTGGCCGTCGCAATGACCAGTGTTTGATGGTGACCCTCACGTATGCAGGCACCAATGACGACTGGTCACCGAAGCACATCAGCGCCTTCATGGACCATGTGCGCAAGTGGTGCGGCCGCAATGATGTCTCCTGCCGCTACTGCTGGGTAGCTGAGCTACAAAAACGCGGCGTGATCCACTATCACGTGGCGCTGTGGGTGCCCCATGGCGTCAAGCTGCCGCGTCCTGATGACCAGGGCTGGTGGCCTCACGGCTTCACCCGCATTGAGGTTGCGCGCGCCGCTGTGCCCTACCTGCTCAAGTACTTGAGCAAAGGGGCAGGGGACACGCTCGGCGACTTCCCCAAGGGATCACGCGTGTATGGCGTCGGTGGTCTTGAGCACAGCTTGCGCCGTGCGCGCCGCTGGCTTGGCCTGCCTGCGTTTGTTCAGTCTCGCAGCGACATAGACGACCAGTGGAAGCGCGCCACCGGTGGCGGCTGGATCAGCCCATGCGGCGAGATTTTCAAGAGTGAATTTGCCCGCGTCTGGGTCGGTGTGGCCTGGGGCCTTGAGCGCGTTGCGGACCATGGTCGCCCTTTCGACCCGTCCGGTCCTTTTTCTTGGGTTCTATCATGACTTACATGCTCAAGGTGCCTGAGTGCCGTAGGACACGATGGACACCCCGTGTCATGTCCTCAAGCTGCCTGAGTGCCGTAGGACACGATGGACAGCTCTCCGTTAGTGCGCGTCGTCTTTTGATGATGCTCAAGGTGCCTGAGTGCCGTAGGACACGATGGACACCCCGTGTCATGTCCTCAAGCTGCCTGAGTGCCGTAGGACACGATGGACAGCCCTCCGTTAGTGCGCGTCGTCTTTTGATGATGCTCAAGGTGCCTGAGTGCCGTAGGACACGATGGACACCCCTTGTCATGTCCTCAAGCTGCCTGAGTGCCGTAGGACACGATGGACAGCCCTCCGTTAGTGCGCGTCGTCCTTTGATGATGCTCAAGGTGCCTGAGTGCCGTAGGACACGATGGACACCCCTTGTCATGTCCTCAAGCTGCCTGAGTGCCGTAGGACACGATGGACAGCCCTCCGTTAGTCAGTTCTCTTCATGATCTGGGCGCTTCTTATCCCTTTGTGCTTCCTGTCCTGGCTGGGCGGGCTCGTTTATCTGGTGGTCTGATATGGAATTAGATATTTTTAATCAAGCTGATTCACGCGATTACCTTATTAATGCCATTGGCTTTTTTCTCGCGCTCTTTGCTTTGATCAGCATTTCAGGGCGCGGCTGATATGGCAGTCCCACTCAATGGCGTGTTCTGCTTCCCCTGGCCCGATACCGGCCAGATCCAGAATTACGAATATCACGAGTCCGAATGTCTGGCCGATGGCAAAACGTCCATTGCCATGTCAATCGACAAGCTTCAAGAGTTTGTCGCCGCGTCCTCAGGCTCGGAGGTTCCGCCCGGTTCCATCGTCATCACACAAACCGAATATGACGCGCTCGTTGCGTCCTCGTCGCCTCTCGTTCTTTCCGTCGCCGATGGTGCTGCCATTTCCGGGCTTATCGCCATTGTTTGGATTACAGCGTGGTGCTTCCGTGCCCTCGCGTCCATTGTCAAATTTGATTCAACCGATTGACCGAACTGGGTGCCGGTCAATTTTTCCAATTGCACCCTTTTTTTGGAGTGTTCAAATGAACCGTTTTGCTCGTTTTTCCCTCGCCTCCCTCGCAGCCGTTGCCGCTTCCGCTCAAGCTGCTGTTCCAGCTGAGGCCACCACGGCCATCACTACCGCTGGTGCCGATGCGACAACCGTCGGCGTTGCCGTCTTCGTCGTCATCGTGGGCATTGCCGCGTTCAAGTTCATGCGTCGCGCGCTGTAAGGCGCAGGCCCTTCGGGGCCTTTTTTCATTGCGCATGTTTTCGCATGCGAAATGCAAAGGGGCTGTTATGGATAACTGGGGTATTTGGGTGGTCGTTGCTACGCTGGGGGCATTATGGATATTGCTGCGCGCTTAATTGCGCTCCTCCTTTTTTGCGTTGTTCAATCTGTTTCTGCTGCGACGCTTTACAGTGTCTCGAGTGGTTCTTATTACACGGCCCCTGGCATCCCGCCAAAGTACTCTAGCGCTGATGCGGCCTGTACCGCCGCCTTTGCTACCACACAATTTCTGTCTCAGCCTACAGAATTTAGGCTTGGAACAACGACACAAACCCATTGCAACGTGCAGCGCCAGTCCGGCAACTCGTGGGGCGAGTTTGCCCAATGGAGTATTGGGGTCTCGTTTAGTCCCTGCACTTTGCCTAATACGTGGTCCGCCGAGTCTCAGTCTTGCGCGCCCGTCACTTGCCCTACCGGCGTTCACATAACCGATTCAACCGCCACCGGCCAACGATGCACTGGCGGCTGTCTGTACGCCAGTTATTCAGGCGGCGGCGTAAACGGTAAATCGTCGGGGTTCGTCTCTACCGGGGGCACTTGTTCAGAGGGTGCCGAGACACCAGAAATGTCGGCTTCACAAGCTGAGGCGGCTGCATCCGCTGCCGCTGCTGCATCGTCCGCTAACCCCGGTGGGCCTTGTCCTGGCGGTTCCATGACATGCAACCCTGTCAAGGGTAGGTGTCCAAAGGGCACGTTTGCGGAGGACATACAGGGCCAGCCGCTTTGTATTGCGCTCCCTGATTCCTCATCCTCGTCCGCGTCTTCTGCCTCGCCCGTTTCGTCCTCGTCCAGCTCCTCAAGTACAGGCACCAGCACGAGCACGACCACCAGCACAACGGTTAACAATGGCGACGGCTCAACGACCACAACTTCAACCACAACAACAACCGGCACCGAATCGTCAACTGGCACCGAAACAAAGCCAAATGAGTTGATTTCATTTTGTGCTCAAAACCCTTCATCGACTATTTGTCAGGACGCGGGTTCCTGGTCTGGTTCCTGCGGCGCTTTCACGTGTGGCGGCGATGCTGTCCAGTGTGCCCAAGCCCAGCAAGCGGCCAAGATTGCCTGCGCTTTAGAGGGTGAGCCTGATTCGAGGCATGAGGCCGGAGAAGCTGCCATGGCTGGCGGCGATAAACCCGCTGGTCATCCTGGCGCTGATCCTGAGTCCATACCCCTGGCGCTCGCCTCCGTCATTGATTCAAGCCCGCTGTTTTCCAGCTCTGGCGCCTGCCCGGATGACGTCACTTTGACCGTTCAGGGTCAAACCGTGACCCTGCCGTTTTCCGATATGTGTCCTTACCTGAACATGCTCGGCGCTGCCTTCATGGCTGCGTGCTATCTCATGGGCGCGTTCATCGTCTTTAGGAGTTGATATGGCTCTCCCGCTCGTTCCGTTACTCGTCGGCTCTCTGGTCGGTGGCCTTGTCCAAGCAGCCGGCACGCTCGTCGGTCGCGTCTTGATTTCGCTCGGCATTGGCTACGTCGCCTATCAGGGCCTCGATACGTCTTTAGCCTGGATGCGCACCCAGGTCGCTGCGTCCGTTGGTGGCCTGCCTGCTCAGGCCCTCGCTGTCCTTGGCGCCCTACAGGTTGGCTCTGGCGTATCCGTGCTCATATCCGCGTTGTCTGCCCGCATGGTCCTTAACGGTATGACCGGCGGCACCATTAAAAAGATGGTGCAAAAATGATTGTTGTTATCACTGGCGTGCCTGGTTCTGGCAAAACGCTGTATGCAATTTCCTGGATCAAAGACAAGGCGGCAAAGGAGGGCAGGGATGTCTATTACTCCGGCATAGCCGATCTCAAATTGCCTTGGATCGAGCACGACCCCACAAAGTGGGAAGAGTTGCCACCTAACTCGATCATCGTCATTGATGAGTGCCAGCGCGTATTCCGCCCCAGGGCTAACGGTTCCCAGGTGCCGCCATACGTTGCAGCCATGGAAACTCACCGCCATAAAGGCATTGATATTGTTTTGATTACTCAGCATCCCATGCTGATTGACCAGAATATCAGGCGCTTGTGCGGCCTTCACTTTCACGTCATGCGCGTATGGGGCACCCAGTCTGCAACCGTTCATGAGTGGCCCCAGATTAAAGAGGGCTGCGACAAGTCGCGGTCCGATTCTGTCAAGCACGTATTCAAATATCCAAAGGATGTGTACGCGCTTTATAAGTCAGCGGAGGCCCACACTCATAAGGCCAGAATTCCGGCTGTATTCTTTTTTCTGGTTGCTGTACCGTTTGTCTTGGCGTTCCTTGGCTATCGCTTGTATTCCAGCTTTTCAAGTCGCGTCAATCCGGATGATCTGCCTTCTCAGGCGGCTAGTCAGGCTATGCCTCGCCATGTCACCAGCTCCGGCCCGTCTGGTCCTCTTTCGACCGTTGCCTATGTCCAGCAGTTTCAGCCCCGGGTCCCTGGGCTTGCTTACACTGCGCCCATCTATGACAAGGTGACTGAGCCAAAGCACGCCCCGTATCCGGCTGCATGCGTTCAGTCAAAGACCAAGTGCCAGTGCTACACCCAGCAGGGTACGAAACTGGAAACCGACAAGGCCCTATGTGAGGGCATTGTGGCCGGTGGCTTCTTCATGGCCTGGGATGAGGGCAGGGGCCAGCATCAGCCCCAGGCGCTGCCGCCTTCACGTCCTGCTGTTCCTGCTGAACCCTTGCCGGGCTACATCAACCTGACACCCGGCCACCAGTCCACCGGCACCCAGGTTGCCGCATCAGATCAGGTCCAGCAGGACGCCCAGGGTATCCGCGCTGCTCGGCGTCATCCATGAGAAAGACCCGGCGACGGCGCGCGCGCGCGACGTGTCGGGGCTTGCTTCGTGGGGTACTGGTGGCGTGGTGGGCCTTTGGCCCGGATCAGATCGTTAGCGCCTCGACCTAACAAACCTGGGCTCTGTGCCCGAGTGGCTGATTGTCGCGTGCGCTGTCGGCTCCATCGCCTTGAAGGTGCCCGCGCCATCAAGACCAAACCGCCGTGTTATCTGGCTCACTGGGTCGTTAGCGCTCCCATAGTCGCCGATCTGCCCGAGCCGTTGAATGTCCTGCTGCATGGCCCATAGCTCGCGTTCCATGGCCTGCGCCAATCCTTGGTACACCGTCGCTCTGTTCCATAGTTCGGCGTCAATGTCTGAGCGCCCCCAGCGAGTCAACCAATAGAGGGCCAGCATTGGCGCACGTGGTGCTGTGCCAACATTGACCCATCTATAAACGGTCGATTCACTCACATCAAGCGCGTGTCCCACCTCACGCGGTGATGCTTCCAGATCCCTGATCATGTCGGCCAGCGTGGGAAGCCGACGCGGCGCTTTTATGTTCATGGCACTCTATCGGTGCGCTGTTACAAGTCTTGAGCCGAACGGATGCAGGGCGGCTCTCATCGCCTGTCTGATCCTGGCTAGCGTGCGTCTTACACTTGCCACGATGTAT